CCTTATAGATTGTTCTGATAACTTCTCTGTTGATCTCTGCAAGAATCTCTGTTGAAAGAATGTTTGCAAGTTCTGCTTCAGCATTCAATCCGTGGATTGCTTTAAGATCTTGAGCTAGTTCTAGTGAGTACTCAGCTTTGAGAGCTCTGGACTTCGCAGTCACAGTAACTTTCTCGATGCTGAATGCCATCTCGTTGAAAGCATTAGCAGTAGCATCGCCCATTGCCTCAGCGTTATCAGTACGCATACCTTGTCCAACAGGATAGGTTGTTGCAGACTGAGAACCTTCTGGGTTAAGAGCAGCTGGGTTTGAAGCACCTGTTAAACCAGTACCACCAGTTGTACCGAAACCAACCGCACCACCAGTCATACCTGCTGTTAGGTTACTGCTGTTGTTCTGTGAGGAGAACGATGTTTCTGGTTCGTTGAATAATGCTTCTGTTCCGTCCTGACTAGTGAATCTAGATCTCATTGCGAAGATGAGTCCAGTAGGTCCAGTCATTGGTTGTACACCTGCTAGGTCATAAGCGACCAAGTTAGGCATAGCACGACGGATTAAGGAGATCAATACAGGGTCGAAACCTGCGACTGTTTGACCACCTGAAGAGGTGAAACCTCCGTTTCCAACTGAGTTAGTTGGAGCAGCTTCATGAAGGAATTCCTTCTCTTCACGGAGTGCGACTTCTTGGTTTTCTAGGAGTTGTGCAGTAACCGCCTTACGGTGTGCATCTTTGATTGGGTCTATACCTTCATATTCTAGAAGGGGTCCCCACTTCTCCTGCAAAACCTGATTGCTTGGCATTTGCATTTGTTTGTTTTACCTTTTGATTAAGTAAGTTTGAATTTATGATTTAAAAATCACTTTTTAGCAACTCTACCCAGAGTTTGCATATAAGCTTCCATTCTGGAAGAAACTTGTTTAGAACTTTCTACAGCAGTTCCCTCAGATATGGTTTCTGAGTGAGCACTTGGAGCACTAGTTTTACTTGGGAAATAAGATTCCTTTAGTTTCTCTAGTTTTCCACGATAGTCTGTTTCACTTTCAAACTCAACATTTGAGGCAAGAGAAGCGAGTTTCTCCTTCTGGGAAAGTGCAAGACCTTCACTAACATCTGCTAAGATGACATCAGAAGTAGACTCTGCAAGTCTTTGATTTAGAGCAACGTTTCTTTCGATTTGCTCGTTGAGTTTACTCTCCATTTCATCAAGTTTATCTACCATGCTTTCTAGCACATCATATTTGTCTTCAGGGACAGTTACATAATGTTCTTCAAATAACGACTTCATGCCTTCTAGGAAGGATTCAGTCATTTCTGTTTTGAGACCTGCTTCTACTTGCAATTGATTCTCTTGAATCCACTCATCGGCAACGTACTCAAGATATGCGTCAACTCTTTCTGTTAACTCATCTCTTACGCCTGCCACCTCTTCAACAAGTGCTTGCTCGTATGCGGTCTGCAAATTCTCTTTAATTTCTGAAACTTTTTCTTTAATTGCAGCTTCAAAAATTGTTCTTGCCTTAGTTTGGAACTCTTCAGAAAGTTCTTCGCCTTCAAAGAGTGCCTGTACGTCTTGCTCAACGTCAACAGTCATGTCCTCTTCTTCAGCAACAACTTCTTCTTCAGTTGTTTCCTCTTCAGCAACTACTTCGTCTGTAGTAGTTTCCTGTTCTGCTACAACTTCATCAGTTGCAGGTGCCTCGTCTTCAGCAACAACATCTCCTTCTAGTTCATTGCTAGACATAACAGGCATAGGATCTCCCTTTGCTGCTTTTGAATTAACAATGTCCTTAACTGATGCCAGTTCAGGAATTTTATACTTGTTAGAGTCGTCGTCTGGTTTTGAGTTTGTAGGTGTAGGTCCACCTAAATCCTCATATGATGCACCGCCAGATACCATTGGATCTGCGGGCTGGGCATTTTTGGTTACTACGTTATCCATTTTTTGTAAATTGCTACCAAGGGCTAATTGATTTTTTTAAAATCTGATATTATTTATAGAACTTATAGATTTGATAAGAAATCATTAAATAAGTTCAATTTGTACTCTTCGAGTTTATTTTGATCGACAAGTGTATTAATACGCTTTTCGGTCTTTGCTGCGAGTTGTTCACGAAGGATTCCACCTTCCCAAACCCACTCTTTTCCTTCCATAATTCCATTCACAAATGCGTCTGGTGCAGAAGGATCTGCTACTATATCGGCAGCAGTTGCTAGTTGAAAATCTTCTCCAACTACTTTACAACCATGCATGTCTTCTTTAAGTGATCCAACACCACGAGAAGATACTCCGAGTTTTACACCTTCATCAATTAATGATGATGCAATTTTACCCATTGGAGTTGAAAGTAAGGTTGCTCTACCTATAAAATTATTACCCTCTCTGCAAAGAGAAGTAATCTTATGTGATACACGATCTAAGTTGACTGTAGGACCATCAGGATGACCAAGTTCACCTAATGCTCTTCCTTTACCGACAAAGTTTTCATTATATCTACCAACCTCTCTATCAAGAGTGTCGATTGGATACATTCTTCCATTACGGTTTTTAATTTCACCTTGAAGGAATATACCTTCAATACACATCTTTTTCTTACTACCTTTTCCTTCAGTAATAATTTTGACGTTTGATACTTCTTCGGTAATTAATTTCATTTTCTTAGTTTGTGTATCCTACTTTTGTACCTTTTACTGTAGCTGCTGCAGCAAAGATTACATGAGTGTTTTGCTTCTCAATCAATGCACTTTCAGACCTCATCAATGTAAAGGTTCCTACTACAGTACCACCAGCACTTTCTGCAACAGTTACTAAAGTATCAGCATTTGATGCTGTATTCACTATACGAACTACAGTTGCATTTCCAAATGTTGATGCACTACCAGATGCGGTAGCCATCGCTGCTTCTGTACCTTTAACTAATAGTCTAGGCATCTTCTTCCTCTTGTGGTTCTTGATCTACTTCAGTTTCAAGTTCTGCTGCTGGTTCTTCAGTTTCCTCTGGTTCTTGACCAAATAAACTTGCTGCTGCATACTGTTTCATTCCATCAACTTTTGCACCAGCTTTAGCATAGATCATTGATTTCAATGTATCTGTGATTTCTGCTGGTTTAGCGTCAGTGGCAATCATATCCAACACATTTGTTGGTTGAGATTCATTATCTTCCATAAAAATATTATAATTATATAATTTATTTATATCTCGGCTTTCCTAGCATCTTTCTGTGCCTGTGCATCGGTCACTTCTCCTTGTGCTTCAAGGTCAGGATCTTGTGGAACTTCACCCATTTCTCCTCCTTGAGGTAGTGGTTGACCTGTGATTGGGTCTATCTGAGACGGATCAGGTAATACACCCTTTTCAATCTCATCTTCAATTTGCTCATCAATTTCTATAATCTCAGTATCTGTTTGTCTTAAAATCTTTTTCCTTACATATTCTGTAGAATAAAACTTACCAATATAAGGTTCAATTGTTGCTAAATTACCTAAACGACTCTGTAACATTTCGGATTCTTTTAGTTCTGCAAATTGATTATCATATAAGAAGTCATATTGAATATGTTCACCCATACCCTGCCAGTCTTCTGGTGTAATAATATTCTTTAATATTAATTGAGTACGAAGAATATCATTAAACATTGCTGAGAATCTTTTTCTCAAACGTCCAACAAATTTTGCAAACTTTAATTCATCTCTTAATATTTCTGATGATCTACCTAAGTTAAATCCACCATCTGCTGCGATTCTAGACTCAGGAACACCAAGTGCACGATATAATTTTTTCTGAAAGTATTCTATATCAGAAAGTTCTCCAAGATTTTGTCCACCAGGCAAGGTTGTGATTTCAGTTCCTCTACCACCTTCTCTTCTAGGTAGCCAGAAGTCTTCCATCATAGACATGAATTTACGATCATCTCTAACTTCACCAGTGTTTGCATCATAAACAAGTTTGTTCCTATAACGAGACATAACTTCCTTAAGATATTGTTCTGCTTTTACCTTTGGAAGATTACCAACATCAATATAAAATATTCTTCTTTCTGGTGCTCTTGATAATCTGTAGATAACAAGACTATCTTCAATCATTCTTAATTGATTAAGTGCCTTGATTGCTTTGTGTAAGTATGATAAAACTGTTCCTTTATTACGATCTACTAATCCAGAACTACAATAGACTACAGAGTCTTTTGCAATTTTTACAGATCCTCTTTTAGCACCAGATCCTGCAACCATACCAGAATTGTAATTTGGTTTCGCTGTATATAAGAAATATTCTTCTATCTCAGGTTCGTTAACACTTTCTGCTCCTGCTTGAGAACCTACTTGTATTTTTGTTCTTGGATCTTCTTTCTTTTGTTGACGAACAAACTTCATCTTCATCGGATCAATATATCTTAGATCCTGTATACCAGCCATAGGATTTTTAACATCAATGACTTTTAGATAATAAACTCTACCATCTATATACCAGTTACGAAATATTTCATGTGCCTTCCTATCGAAGTCCATGATTTCTTTTATATTTTTAAATTCTTCTCTAATTGCTTTTTTAAGTGAATCACCTGCATTTAAGTTTGATAACTCTATCTCAACTGGTGAATCATATAAATCACTAACTATTGCTTCATTTACAACATCTTCAATTGCACCATCTGCTTCTGGATGAAGTGCCATCTCACGATATCTACGAATTAAATCATGCTCAGTTTTATAAACTCCTTCAATATCTAGATATGATCCATAAAAACCACTAGAAATATAGTTATCAACCCCGTCCTGATTCGTTTTCGGGACAGGGGATACTACTGACGGTGATTTATCCTTTCCGTCATCAATAGAGAAACCAAACAGTTTAGCCATAGTATAATATTTTTACTTCTATTATAGCACTATTTAGGCGATTAGTTAATGTCCTCTCCACCTGCGTTAGCACCATTACCTTTAATTGCTTCCCAGTATAGAACTTGAAGTTCGACCTGAAACTCTTGAATGCCTTGAGCATCATAAGATAATTCAATAGGTGCAACCTGTGTTGGGAATACATCGTAGAAATGATACTTTCTTAATGTCTCTCCACTACGATCAAGTTGGAATACAAATGCATCTGCTTGATAATCTGCTGGATTAGTTGTTCCAGTATTATCAGACACTCTATTGATTGTGTTCATCCATTTTTCAAATGCTGAACGAATAGCAAAGTCTGTGTCGTTAATTACCGTTATTGTCCAAGTGTCGAATGTGCGATCACCAGCAATCTTAAGCACTCTTCCTCTGAATGGAACTTCAATGGGAGCAACGTTAGATGCAGGTAAGTTTGCTGCTTTGACTAAGAATCTTGCCTTATTCAAAATGTCATTCAAACCTTCAACATTTACTGCTTGAGGGAATGCTAATTCACATTCAAACAGATTTGAGCGAGCACCGCCACCAGTAAGTTTACTCTTAAAGTCAGTAATCTTCCTTAATGGAGGTGGATTGAGTTGGTTTCTTGTAGCCATGAGTTTTTACTTCCTTAAGTTATTAAACGTTACCGATCACTTCTTCAAATGATACCCCAGTTCTTGTAGCAACAAAGGTTAGACCGATGAAGTTAATTGAACGTGCTGGTTTAATGAAGATATCTGCGACAAATTCATTATTGTCGATTACAGATGCGGTGTTATTAGTTTCGTCACAAATGACGACATAATCAAAGATTCCTCGTTTTGCTTGAGTATCACGAAGGAATGGTTCAACTATATTTACAAAGTTTGTCCTTGTAATCTCATCGTTGAACTCGAATAATTGATCTCTAGCAGCAGCTGAGATTGCATCCTCAAGATATATGAATAAA